AGAACGTGAGAGAGAAGAAGAACTAGATAGGATATCGTACAAGGGATGAACTTAAAAGAAGAATTTAAATTAAAGCCAATACCTAAAAGTAAACAAGGTAATAGAAGAAAAGCAACTAGGAATTTGAAGAGAGCATCTCAGTATAAAGATGTAAACAAAATACTGCATAACGCAAACAGAAGTGCATTAGATAGCACTTGGGGTAAATTGTATTATCCAAATGTATTTAAAAAAGGAAGTATATATTAGTGAACTTAATTACATTAGATTTTGAAACATACTACGACAAAGACTATTCATTAAAGAAAGTGACGACTGAAGAGTATGTTCGTAGCCAAGACTTTGAAGTCATTGGTCTTGGTATAAAACTTGATAACAATCCAACAGAGTGGGCGAGTGGTACACACAAACAAGTTAAGGAGTATTTACATACGTTCCCCTGGGAAAGCTCCATGGTACTAGCACATAACACTATGTTTGATGGTGCAATATTAAATTGGCAGTTTGGCATTAAACCAAAAGCCTACACTGATACACTGTGTATATCTAGAGCAGTTAACGGTGTGGAGGTTAGTAGTAGCCTTGACGCATTAGCAAAACGGTATGACGTTGGTATAAAAGGCAAAGAGGTGTTGAACACTATAGGTAAAAGACGAGAAGAGTTTACCGAAGAAGAGTTGTCTAAGTTTGGTGACTACTGTGTCAATGACGTGGAGTTGACCCACAAGGTATTTTTAAAAATGGCAACTGACTTTCCAAAGAAAGAACTAAAACTAATTGATCTATCTTTGCGTATGTTCATAGAACCTATGCTAGATTTAGATTTAATTTGGTTAGAGAACCACTTGACAGAAACACGTAATCGTAAAGAAAAACTATTGTTGAACGCAGGGTGTAGCAAAGAGGATTTGATGAGTAATCCTAAGTTTGCAGAACTATTAAAAGGTCTTGGTGTTAAGCCTCCGACTAAGATAAGTGCTACGACTGGTCAAGAGACATTAGCTTTCTCTAAATCAGACGAGGGTTTCAAAGCATTAGAAACACATCCAGACGAGAGAGTACAGAACCTTGTATCTGCAAGACTAGGTAACAAAAGCACTTTGGAAGAAACACGTACACAGAGATTTATAGATATTGCGAAACGTGGACTACTCCCTGTACCCATAAGATATTATTCTGCACACACAGGGCGTTGGGGTGGTGACGACAAGATTAATCTACAGAACCTACCTAGCCGTGGTGTTGATGGTAACAAGTTAAAGAGTTGCATATTACCACCCCCGCACCACACACTGATTGACGCTGACTCGTCACAAATAGAGGCTAGGGTGTTAGCTTGGCTTGCTGAACAGAAAGATTTGACAAATGCTTTCACCAAAGGAGAAGACGTATATAAAAAGATGGCATCAGTCATATATGGTGTTGCCGAGCAAGACGTGACTAAAGATCAGAGGTTTGTTGGTAAGACAACTATACTTGGTGCAGGATACGGCATGGGTGCTTTGAAGTTTCAGAATCAATTACAGACTTTTGGTTTTGATATGGACATTCATGAGGCAAGACGTGTGATCAGGATCTACAGAGAAAGTAACTACAAGATAAACGAGTTATGGAGAGATGCCCAACAGTTCCTGAAGTCAGGAGCGTCTGCACCCTTTGGGAAGCGTGGAGTCCTAAATTTTAAGGGTTTAGATATAATCTTACCTTCAGGTCTTTCAATAAGATATGACGACCTACGACATGAGCAGGGCGAGAAAGGTCTAGAGTTTTTTTACAAAACGAGACGAGGCTACACCAGAATATACGGTGGCAAGATTATAGAGAATGTCTGCCAAGCTATAGCACGTTGTATTATAGGCGAACAAATGTTAAGAATAGCCAAGAAATATAGAGTAGTATTGACTGTTCACGACAGTATAGCTACGTGTGTAAGAGATGAAGAGGCAGAGCAAGCCCAAGCCTACGTAGAAGAATGTATGCGTTGGACACCTGACTGGGCTGAGGGTCTGCCAGTAGATTGTGAAAGTGGTAAAGGTAAATCATATGGAGATTGCGAGTGAGCATAGCCCCTTGGTCATTTAGTAAAATAAAATCCTTTGAGCAGTGTCCAAAGAAGTTTTACCATTTGAATATCGCTAAAGATTATAAAGAGCCACACACTGAGGCTATGCGATATGGAACAAAGATGCACTTAGTTGCCGAAGAATACATAAAGAATGGTAAGCCTATCCCACCTGAGTTTGCGTACTTAAACGGTCCGTTACAGGCACTAGAACGTAAGAAGGGTAACAAGTTAACAGAGATAAAGATGGGGCTTGATGATAACTTAGACCCATGTGGGTTTAGAGATAAGAATGTGTGGTGGCGAGGTATAGCTGATCTTATTATAATAAAAGACAAAAAGGCATGGGTCATAGATTATAAGACGAGCAAGTCTGCCGAGTATGCAGACAAAGGACAGTTAGAACTTATGGCTATGGCTACGTTCAAACACTTTCCAGAAATACAAAAGATAAACGCAGGGTTGTTGTTTGTTATTGCAAACAAAGCTGTAAAAGAAGTTTACAGGAAAGAAGACAGTGGAGACCTGTGGGATAAGTGGTTCTATAAATATAGTCGCATGGAGATCGCAGAGAAAGAAGATGTATGGAATGCAAGACCAAGTGGTCTATGCAAAAGACACTGTGTTGTGTTAGAATGTGTACATAATGGAAGTAACTAGGAGTAGCAGATGGCATATACTAAATCACCCAGACCCTACAAAAAAGAATACAAAAAACAGAAAGAGCGTGGAGAACATTCCGATCGCATGGAGCGTCAACGTGCTAGACGTGCCTATGATAAGAAAGGTATCAACCGTAAAGGCAAAGATGTATCTCACAATAAGATGTTAAGTAAAGGTGGATCAAACAAAGATGGTACTAGATTAGAAAGTCCATCTAAAAATCGTGCAAGAAATGGGAGGAAAAAACGTGGCTAAAGACCCAAAGACAGGAACTGGTAAGAAACCAAAAGGCTCAGGGAGGAGATTATATACTGATGAAAATCCTAAAGATACTGTACCAATTAAGTATGCTACCGTTGCAGATGCTCAAGCTACGGCTAGAAAAGTCAAAAATATCAACAAACCGTATGCTAGAAAAATACAAATCCTCACTGTTATGGAGCAAAGAGCCAAGGTATCTGGGAAAACCGAACAAGCCCAGATCGCAAAAAGAGCGAAAGAAGCTCTCAGGCGGAAGCACAAAAAAGAAAAATAAATAGAGAGAATACATGCAGATTATAGACAACAAGTCTTTGTTGCTCAAACTACGTGAGCCTAACAAAGTTACTTCTGCCATACCTAAAAGTCGTAAAGTTAGTGACCATGAGGTAATGGTGAAGTGGGGATTGGAGCAAGTCCAGACACTAAACAAACTCAACATTAACGTGCCATCACCGATACAGGCACGGTATGAGTGGCCTGGCAAACATAAGCCATTTAAACATCAGATATCTACGGCATCTTTTTTAACTAAGAATAAAAAGGCTTTTTGTTTTAACGAACAAGGTACAGGCAAGACTGCTAGTGCTATATGGGCATCAGATTATTTGATGAACTTAGGTATTATTAAAAGGGTGTTAGTGATATGCCCACTGTCAATTATGGATAGTGCATGGCGTGATGACTTGTTTACATTCGCACCACATAGGAGTGTTTCGGTAGCGCATGGCTCTTCTGATAAACGTAAAAAGATAATCGAAGAGGGGTCAGATTTTGTAGTTATAAATTATGATGGTGTTGCAATAGTGCGTGATCAAATAAAAAAAGGTGGGTTTGATTTAATAATTGTTGACGAGGCAACGCATTATAAAAATGTGCGAACTACGAGATGGAAGATACTACAAAGTATATTAGAAGAAAATACTTGGTTGTGGATGATGACAGGTACACCTGCATCTCAAAGCCCTGCAGATGCTTACGGTCTAGCCAAGATGGTAGATAGAAACAGAGTGCCAAGATTCTATGGTGCTTTCAAAGATATGGTTATGTATAAAGTTTCTAAATTTACTTGGAAAGTTAGAGATAACGCTACAGACATAGTATACAGAGCTTTACAACCTGCTATACGGTTCACCAAAGATCAATGTCTTGATCTACCTGATATGGTTTACACTAAAAGATTAGTCGAGTTGACGGCACAACAAAAGAAATACTACAAGAAGTTAAAAGACCAGATGATTATGGAAGTCACAGGAGAACAGATTACTGCTGTTAACTCTGCCGTAACCATGAACAAGCTATTACAAATATCTGCAGGAGCAATATATACTGACGAGGGTTCTGCATTAGAGTTTGATATAAAAAACAGATACAGGGTATTGCGAGAGGTCATAGACGAGTCAAGCCAAAAAGTTTTAGTATTTGTACCTTTCAAACATGTAATAGACATACTAACAAATAAACTTAGAGCAGAGGGTATAACTACAGAGATTATACGTGGAGATGTTCCTGCACATAAAAGGACTGACATATTCAAGAAGTTTCAGACTGATCCTGACCCACAGGTACTCGTGATACAACCACAAGCGGCATCTCATGGTGTCACGTTAACAAGGGCTAACACAGTCGTGTGGTGGGGACCTACGAGTAGCCTTGAGACCTACGAGCAAGCTAATGCTAGAGTTCACCGATCAGGACAAACTCATAAAACCACTGTTGTACAACTTCAAGGGTCTAGTGCTGAAAAACACGTTTACAGACTATTAGATAGTAGAATAGACGTACACACAAAATTAATTGATCTTTACAAAGAAATACTTGACTAAAGTATTTTTTGATACTATATATAATTATATAATAAACAAGGAGATATATTATGGTGGAGATTACTCCTGATAAACTAACAAAAACTTACTTGAAGATAAGAGCAGAACGAGCAGTTCTACAAGCTGAGTTTAAAGAAAAAGAGGCTAAACTTATACGACAGTTAGATACTGTTAAACAGGCTATGCTAGATCATTGTGAACGTCACAATGCAGAAAGCGTTAGAACTTCCGAAGGTTTATTCTTTAGGTCTAGACGTACAAAGTATTGGACTGCAGACTGGGATGCTATGCACAAATTTATAATAGAGCATAATGTTCCACAACTGTTGGACAAGCGAATCAATCAGTCTAATCTTAGAGAATTTATGGAAGACAACCCTGATTCAATACCAGAAGGTCTTGAAAAGGAAACTGAAGTAATAATTTCTGTGAGGAAAAAATGACTAACTCAGAACCATTTGTACCCATAGAGGACTTGGCTAAACACTTTAACGTGTCTATATCCACAGTCCGTGCATGGATACGACAAGAACACATACCGAAAGATACTTACATAAAAATAGGTAGCACTTATCGGTTTCGTGTGGGAGATGTGGCAAACGCATTGACCAAAACTAAAAGCGAAAGACGTATAGATGCCGCAATGGATACCGTTGTTACTGGCGATATAGACGAGTTCGCTGATGAAGACTACTAATCAATATAACCTCTTAGGAGAGCGAGAATGGATACATATATAATAAAGAATGTAGAGGCTTTGTGGCCTAAAATAAATCAACCTTATAGGTTTGATGCTAAGGAGTCGAAGTCCGTGTCGTGCAATGCACTAGAGCCTAATGCTGAATACTCGATACAGTTTAGGATGGAGAAAGATACAGCTCAGGCGTTGCACAAAGCTATGTCCACTGCATATAAAAACAATAAAAAAGATAAGTGGGCTGAGAAACTAGCAAATCCTTTTACCAAGGAAGATGAAGGTACTTTTACTTTTAAGTCAAAATTACCAGGTGCGTTTAAAAACTCACCAACTACAAAGCCTCTACAGGTTGATTCAAAAGGTAATAAATTACCTGATGACTTCTTATTAACTACTGGAAGTACAGTAAATATTGCTGTACAGTTTGTTCCATGGGATATGGGTGGCAAACAAAATATATCGTTGCGATTGCGTGGCGTACAAGTGGTTAAATATATTCCTATTGAGGAAAGAAATCCCTTTGATAACGTTGAAGGGTTTACGATTACAGAGTCTGATAATCCTTTTGGTGAGGTGTCAGATGATGTAGAAGAACCTAAGAAGGTCGCAAAAACTTCAGCACATCCACCCGCTGAAAAAGATAGCACTAACTTGGGTGACATTGTTGATGATTGGGATGATGATTAATCGTTAACATTAGCCGTGGCTGAGGGGTTCAACTCCATTTCCTTTCAGTCACGGTTTACAACGGGTGGAAACTATGGAATTAAAAACATTTTTAAGTAGAGTCCTAG